GAAGGACGTCAGAGTGTAAATGTTTTATTCAGGAACTAAAGAAACACGGAAGATGATGGAAGCTACTTTGACAGGGACGACATTCACAGGACATCCAACCAGGACAACCCTGGGAAATACTCTTAGAATGATTTTCTATACCAAATTTATGTTCTAAAAAGTTATGGGCTTGACTAGAGAGTCATTAAGTCAGAGAGTATTTTGCAAACATAGCGGGGATGATGTTCTGTTGATTCTGGATAGCGCTTTGTGCAAGCCATTAGAAGAGGCAATAAGTATAATCGCTCAGGAAAATGTCAGTGAAGACTATTATGTGAGACACGGACTAGGTTAGGTGTTTCGAGAGATCCAGACGAGTTATGACGATTTTGATTTCTTATCGAGGACCGGTTATTTGATAGAAGGATTAATATACTTGACAAGAAAAGCTGATAGAATGGCAATGGGAGGGTAGCGTACTCATAAAGTAGGCTCAGCCATGTCAATTGGATAGTATAATGCTTACATTACGGATTCTTTAAGAGCTATCCAGAATACACAGTCTGTAGTTCGTGACATAATAATCGATAGACTTGAATCACTTCCTCACGAAGCTGTCACATAAAAAGTTAGAAGTATTATGACAGAATACGGAGTATTGATGAATAAGTCTGAATTACCGTTTCCTTTTGAACTTCCTGTGCTCCCCAAGATTAATTAAAATAACTGTGATATTTTGAAGGAGTGTTAGAAAATTCAAGTTAAGGGATTTAGTCAAGACACTATAATATAAAGTAATTGAAGTATGTCAGAGATTACAGACAAACCAGAAAAAAATAAGAGAAATAGGAAGCCTAAATTCTAGAAGGGCACTAGACAAGATTACCCGTAAGGTTATTTTGACAATAACCGGCGATTTGCTTAGGACGCAGCAATATGGGAGTAAAATTATCGTTTAGGTCCAGGATAAGGGAAGAAGCCATCTTACGAAGAAGTAAAAAGAATGTACAACTCGGGGAATAAAGGAGTATAGAAAGCCGTTGACTAAAGTACATACAAAGGGGAATATAAAAGGCTTCTCTATTCTCTTGGTTCAAAGTTAGCTTTAGAGAAAGATCCTTTGATGAAAGACATGGACGCTAGGTCGAAAATGCGCGCTGTAAAAATGATGTTGATGGATTCTTTTTTCGGAAGTGATTTTTTCGGGAAGGCTTGGAACATGGCTAAGACTTACGGCCCTGATATTGTTGGTAAAGCAGTTGAACATTATAGTGGAGTACCTATAAACGAATTACTAGGGACTAGTGGCAAGATATAAGATTCTGGAGCAGGCATGTAATTAACAGAAGTGCCTGTCAGAAATGATTAATACGGTATAGATGCGGTCAATGTGGATTACGTTTAAGGAGTTTTGGATCCGACATGCAAGGTGGAAAGGAAACCATAGGTGTATAATGTCCAGACGAGTTTGAGTAGTTATACCTAATTGGTCAATCTGACAGTTAACTCTAGTGGAAATGGAGCTATAATAATCAATCCCAACGCACCTTTTGGAGACAAAGCATCTGACATCAGATCATTTATTTCAATTAAAAATGATGTTGGATTTGATCCTAATACAGGTGTCAATGGAACAATGACTCCAACCAGATTCTTCGGTCCTTTGTACTCACAAGCCGCTAATGTAGGAAGATGGTAACCGTTATCTTTTAAGATTTCAGTGAAGAGCATTTAAGCTACAAACAATGACTAGGGAATGGTTAGTGTAGTTTACTGGAATTAGCCGTTTAACACAGGATTAGCATCAGGTACAGCAAACATAGGACTTCCTGAAATGCCTACTTAACCATTCTACCGGTGTGAATCACTGAATAATTGTGATGTAGAAATGATAAGAGTGCCATGCGATGTAGACTCATAATTGTATTTCACTACTTAGTATTCAGGCAGTTATGTTGAGGGTTTTTACATCTTGGTGACAGGCGCTTCCGCTAGTTCTTAGGTTTTGGATGTAAAAATTACGTCTAACTATGAGTTTGTACCTTTATCTTCGTTGATACCTGTGTGCGTGCAGGACTTTGCAAAGCCAGGAATTGCATCTGACTCTTTTGTCTAGAACTTGTTCAAGATGTTCCCGTATTTGTAGCATAGCACAGAAGCTCAGATTCACAAGCTAGTGGATTGTATCAAAGGAAATGGATCTTTGAACCATGATGCGCTGATGAAATGTGCGGGATAATTGTTTGGGGGAGGACAGATGCAATAGAACAAAACACACGTGGTTCGAGCTAGAGCTCAGCCTAATATATTCGAAGAGTCAGTTGAGTACATACCTTGATTCCAATCAGGGATTGGAGGTTAATCCATTAGGAACTTCCGCGACCCAACTTCAACTCGTCAGCTTCGAGGTTAAAAGTGTGTTCTTACTTTGAAGTCTTAACCGAC